ACTTAAAGTTACTATACCTGTATCTATATGAATACTTACACTTACATAAGAAACAACTTCATTTTCATATCTACCTGTTTCACTATTTATTTTTTCAATTACTACATAGCTATTTGATGGCAACCAAGAAGCACCATCTCCAGGAGATAAAGTAATTGAAGTAGCTGCAGCAGAAATATTTGCATTAAGTGTAGAGGATAATTCTATTTGTTCTATTGATCTAGCAATAGTACCTCCGACAGGACTTTTAACACCTTGAAATCTTACATAACTTAATTCTCCACCTTGAGCTTCTGTAGAATAATCAGGATAACTCACTGTCATTCTATCATTTCCACTTGTTATAGAAAAAGGATTATTAGGTAAAAAATCAGGAGTTGGAAATTCTGTTCTATCTGGTCTAACATTTAATAATGCAACACCATCACCTCCCCTTGTTTTTGGTTCCAGTTGTGGTTGCTTAGGCTCAAATTCTGAATTATGTACAAACGCACCATTCCATTCTCTAACCATTTCTCTATATGGAAACTCCATACCTGATCTATCAGATATTGCTCTTGCATGTTTTCCTGTTGCGTACTTTGCCATTATGTTCCCGGGTAATAAGCTTTTGGTGTAATAAACGTACTTGAAGCTGAACCATCTTCTGCCAATGCTCTTGCTAATTCATCTTCATAATACAATTTCATTTGTTGTGCTAATTGTGGTTGATACTTTTGTGATAAATAAAAAGCAAGTCCGGCCGTCATACAAGGTACAAATCTAAAAGGTACATCTGTTGCATTTGTATAATCCCCTGCATCTTGAATTCTTTTAATATAATAAAAATGCATATCTTTAGATGCATTTGTTGAATCTGGTGTTGGATAAACACTAATGCTTGTATGATCAATAAATCTTTGTACCCAATATTGATTAGGTGTTCCTTTAGAAAGCTTGTTTGAAAAACCTGCATAAGTAGATCTATCTACTTTTGTCATAGGACTATCGGCTTGGTTTGTTGCAGTTCTATTTGACCTTAACTGTGCTTCAAGAACATCTGATATTCCATAAACACCATTTGGATTTGATGTAGCACTTGTGCCATCACTTGTTGCTCTAAAAAATTTATACTCAGCTTGTCCTTCTATTAAATCTAAATCTAATTCTCCTACTTCCCAATAATGAATTCCTCTGTTTCCCCATTCTTGAAATAAAATATTAAGAGATCGTCTTGCAGATTTAAGTTGGTAACCAGCTACTGAATTTAATCCGATACGTTCGAAAGAATCTTCTATTATTTCATCAATAGCGAATGTTTTATCAAATGTTGTTGTCTCAGAGGTAGTATTTGCCATAGGCCTCCTATGCGTCCAAGTATACTGTCAATCCTGTTATATCACCATTATCAAATGGAAGGTATGCACCATCAGTAAATACAATTCCATCATCTGGAATATATGGATCTAAGTCTCCTGCATCTGCAGCTATCACCATTACATTATCACCTGTGCTTGAAGTAGTTTTAAATAAAAAAGTATCTGCAGTTCCTATTACTCCATGCATTCCTCTAATTCTAGTTCTACCAGATTTTAATTCTGCATGTATTCCTACAACTGTTACACCTGCACTAATATCGACTGAAGCTGCTCCATTACCTACAATTGAAGTAATTGTATGATAAAATTTAACTGAAGTTACAGTTGCTCCACCGGCTCCACCTGTAAGATCTTCAGTAATAGTTTGGTTATTACCATCAGTACCTGTAATTGTATAAGTAACATCTGAGTTGTCATCACCTGAACCTGAAGTCAAAGTAATTCTTTGAACTGTACATCCAGTAATAGCTGGTCCTGCAAAAGTTAAAGCTGCTGCTGTTAAAGTTAAACCTGCTCCATCTGCTGGATCTTGCTCGGCTGCTATAACAGTTGCTCCCGTTGCAGTTCCTGCTGATACAAATCTTGCTTTTACGTCTGTTGCCATTTTTTTTCTCCTTAAATTTTTGTGTGGGCCGAAGCCCACACTAAATTAATTATTACGCTGCAAATGCAAATGCACCTTTAACAGATGCTGCTGCACCTGTAAATTCAGTTGCAATAGTCCACGTACCTGTTTCATAACAAATAAAAGCAATTTTGCTTCCAGTTGTAAACAAGTTTGTAGCTGCATTAGCTGGTGTGAAAACTAATTGTGTTTCACCTGCAGTTGAGATGTCAAAAGTTACTTCATCTGTTGCTCTTGATTCTATTACTGAACCAGTAGCCCAAACATCAGTTCCTACTGCATCAAAAGTTAATGTAGCTGTTCCACCTGCTGTATCTTTTGATTGTACATAAACACATACATCACCTTGCGTTGCTGCTGGTAATGCTGCTGCAGCTGCTGCTGCACCCGTGTAGTTAGTAACATTCATTGAATTAGTAATCAAAGTAATGTTAGCACCTGTTGCTAAATCAGTTAAACTTAAACCTGTCATATCAGGCATTGCTGAACTGTATCTAGTTGTAAATGCACCTGTTGTTGCGTTTTTAGTAGCCACTTCAAAACCTTTTTCAGATCTTACTGGACCATTAAATGTAGTTGTTGCCATAATTTTATCCTCCTAGTTATGATACATAGTCTCTAGGCCGTCGACTATACGCGTCTACGTATCGTTTAAAAATTGTATAGTGAGTTATTTATAGCTTAGTTTTTAGTAGAGTGCAAGAGAGCCTTAAAAGAAAGTGCGATTTCAGCGATGTAGCTTTGTGACTTAAGTAGCTACAGAAACTTGTGGAGCAGAACCTTCAACAGTATTCTGTCTATGTGCAATAGCTGCTTCTTCCAGCTTAATATCAGTAATGACTCTTTTAACTTTGTCATCTATTCTGACCATTTCAAGAGTATATCTATCATTAGACAGATGCTCCTGTTGCCACTTCAACTCCAAGGACCTTTTTTGTTTGTATAGGTCTTGTATCATCAATAACCTCCTCATAAGTTATTCGATTTATCTCGTTATTATAGTTGTTCCCGAGATATTCCCAGTTTATACTCTTTTCTCCCAACTTGTCAAGGATTGATTCTTCAAGAGAAATAGCATTGTCTTCCGCATAAACATTGAAGTTTGCGTAATGATCATATGCCCATATTTTTACTGTGAATTGTTTCATGGTTTTTTCTTTCTATTTGTTAAATGAGGCGGAACTGTGTCCGCCTCATAAAATTTAGTTATTACGCACCTTCAACGCCGAAGATACCTCTAGGGTCTGATACTCCAAATGAGTACCTTTCTCTAGCTTTGTATCTAACGTTTCCAGTATCGAAATCACCTTCCATTGCAGTTGTCAATGGAGCTCTGTTGAACATTTTCATGCCGTTTGGCACGTCTGTAATGATATAAAATGCATCAGTATCAGTTAGGTAATTATTCACTCTATAACCTTGAGGAATCATTCCCATTGATGCGATTGCATTGATATCGTTATCAGCTGTTCCAGTTCTACCTTGAGATTTCATCAATCTCTCAGCTGTAAACTGAAGCTCAGAAGGAATGATCATTTTCACTCCTCTTGCTGCAACTCTAAGACCTCTTTCGTCAGTCATTTGACCGATGTCGATCAATGATTGCTCTAACGAAGTTTCGTTAAGATCAGCCTGCGTAGTCAGAGTATTTTGAAAAGTACCTGCTATCGTAGGGTGAGCAACACCAAATAAAGACTCGCCGTCACCTGATAAGAATGTGTTTACACCAGGTAAACCATTTATCAAAGGCTCGACAGCTTTTACTTGTTTCGCGTTACTCATAGATCTTGCTAAAGCTTTTGTATATCTAGACGCAAGTCTATCATACAAGTTGTCCTCAATCGCTTCTTCAGTGATTGCGAACGCTAAAGCTACAGTCTCGTGAGTGTATCTCGCTGTAAAAGTTTCTTGTGCTTGATCAAAAGATACTCCTGATCCTTCACCTTTTACTTGCGCGTTTCCAAAACCACTTAACATTACTTCTTCTTCAAAAGCTCTGTCAGATGATTCTGCAGTATAAATTTCAGCATGCTGATTTTCATACCTTTTGTATTCCAGCCCAAATAGTGCATTTAGGCCTGGTTCTAGTTCTTTAACTAGTTGTGCTCGTGATATTGCCATTATTTGCTCCTATTATTGCCACGTTACTGCACCAGTGAAGTATTGGTTTAAGTTGTGAGCAACTACAACGCTTCTAAACGCAGCGTTTTCGTTGTTCTCAGGATCTTCAGCAGATCTTACCAGTCTCCATTGGTTGTTAGTAGCGTGCCTTGTAGCGTACGTTAATGTTGAACTTGACTGTCCAGAAAAATCTGAACCAGCTGCAGTTACAGTCAAACCATATGTTTTACCATATTCAGCTTGAGCTGCTGCTGCATCAATCGCACCAACAAAAAGTTGGCTAGGATTGTCATGTACAAATGCAGTAATGTCTTCGCTATTAGCTGGAGTAATAGGTTGGTTGTAGAAATTCGCAAACGTCGGCTTCTTAGTTGTAGCCGCGTTAAAGAAAATTCCGTTCAACACACCTATACAAGTGTTAGTGATGGCAGCTTGTGCAGTCACAATGTATCCAGCGGCGCTTCTTACAGCAGTCCCTTGGAACAAATCAACAGCCATGCCAGCATCAATAAGATATTTGCCTTGTCCTTGAGTAGAAGGTGTTGAACCAACAGTACCCACTGGAATCAAACCAAAACCTTGTGTGTTTCTATTTGCCATAGTTATTACTCCTTATGAACCTGCCTTTCGAAAAAGGCCTCCAGTTCGGTTGATATAATTCAGTGATTGAAAAAATTATTTTTTCGTACCACCGAAGGTTACACGAGATTGCCTTTCAACATTGATTGGCATTCTCTGGTCTTGCTCCCTCATAAGATCGTTTTGTACTGCTTCGTCTTGTT